ACCTCGATTCAGAAGAAGATCTTGAATCCCTTGATGAAGTTCTTGAAATTGATCCTCGTATCTTAAGACAAGAATTACTTAGAGTTAGAAATTTAGTTCGCGAAGCAAAAAGCTTAGCAGATTCAAAAGGCGGCGCAGATTCAATGGAAGCCTCATGGGGCGGAAAAGGAAATGCAAAGGTCGGTCTTAAGAATCAGTGGGGCGGAAAAGGCAGCGGAAAAGGAAATGCATTTGGAGGCGGCTCTGAGAAGGGCGACGTCTTTAAAGTTAAGATCAACGCTCTAGCAGAGTCGTTGAAAAAAGAGCAGCGAAAGAATCGTGCTCTAGAGTCAAGGCTCGATGAATACAGGGGTGCAGTCGAAACACTCCGTGAGCAACTTACAGATTTAAATCTGTTTAATGCTAAGCTTCTTTATGTTAATAAGCTTTTCCAGGATAAGTCAGTAGCCCCTGGGAAAAGGCGTTCAATGATGGAATCAATTGATGCCGCAAAAAGCTTGAGAGAGGTTAAGCTAATTTACAAGACTTTGACTAGTGCTAGATCTGATAGATCTAGCCTTAATGAGTCAACCGCACGGACACTTGGATCTTCTTCAAGATCCGTCGGAAGATCTTCAGCAACAAGTACTACTAACGATACTGATCGTTGGGCAACTTTAGCTGGGATTAAGTGAAATTAACCTAATATTAACCTAACAGGTCGTTATAAAGGAGAAAAAATGACCAAAAAATTTACATTAGATCAACTGACTGAGGGAATTCGTCATAGAGACGTAGGACAGCAGTCAGCAACACTCATGGAGAAGTGGACCCGCACAGGTCTTCTCAGGGGATTGGGCGATACAGGGCGTGAAAACATGTCCCGCCTTCTTGAGAACCAGGCAGCCCAGCTTCTTCGTGAGCAATCCTCAATCGGTGGGGGCTCACGAGGCACTTCATCATCAGGCGATCTTCGTGGTTTCACGAATATTGCCTTTCCAATCGTTCGTCGAGTTTTCGGAGGCCTTGTAGCCAATGATCTTGTTTCAATCCAGCCAATGAGTCTACCTTCTGGTCTGCTCTTCTATCTTGATTACACCTATGGTGCTAATGTCGGTGGAAGTTCAACCAATGCAGGCGCCGCAGGAACTGGTGATCAGCAGACATACCGAAAGGGTCAGTCAATCTATAACCTTCCCACAGGAAAGGGTGTAAGATCTGGTTCTGATGCTGTAGGTGGTCAGTATGATCTAGTTGGAACGAGCTATACAAGAGTTCACGAGACACTAGGCACATCCTCAGGTGATCAGCTTCTGCTCCTCGCCTCAGGTGCTATGAATGATGGTACTACTATAACGTCTGGTAAGCACCTTATGGCTACCGGTTCAGACGGAAAGCTTCTTCAGTTTGACCCTCAGATAACAACACTAATTACTGATAATGCTACAACGGGCGGATCAATGGCAGCATTTGGTTTATTCCAGGCTATGGTTTTTGATCTCAATGATTTCCCAGCCAAGGCTGATCTCACTGCTGTTAAGGAAATTTCATTGTTCGGTAGTTCACTGAACGTAATTAGTATGGATGACCTTAGACCGCTATCAGCTTCTCTTGGAATCCAGGGTGGTAAGGTTCTTAACGTTCGTCGCTTAAATCAGATTGGTACATATATAGGTAATAAGTTTACACCTGACCCAATGGTAACAAGAGGGACAACTGATGCAGCAATTCTTATGGTTGTTTCAGGAACTCATAATCCTTGGCCAGCAGTTGGAACGAGCACAACAGATCATGGTCTGTCAGCATCATATGTTATGTCACCATCGCTTGATACAGCTACAGATGGTTCAACGCTTACAATTCCAAGCTTTGAGTCCAACTTTGGTACATCAACACCTAGTCCAAACATTCCTGAAATTGATATCAAGATCGAGTCAATTGCGGTTACTGCTGAGACACGTAAGTTACGTGCTCGATGGTCACCAGAGCTCGCTCAGGATCTGAACGCTTATCACAGCCTTGACGCTGAGGTCGAGCTAACTCAGATTCTTTCAGAGCAGATTGCACTTGAACTTGATAGAGAGATCCTTAACGATCTCCTTACGCAGGCAATGGGCGCTAACTACTACTGGTCAAGAATTCCAGGTAAGTTCGTTAATAAAAAGACAGGCGCTGAGGTTACTCTTAGTAGTACCCTTGCTGCAGGTCCAGCCTTCACAGGTACAGTTCGCGAATGGTACGAGACGCTTGTTGAGACAATTATCGATGTTGCTAATGAGATCCACAGAAAAACACTTCGTGGCTCAGCTAACTTCGTTGTTTGTTCACCAGATGTTGCAACAATCTTTGAGGCTTCCGTCCTCTATAAGCCCAACTATAGCCTTGATGGCCAGGGTCAGGTCGGATCACCCTTCCAGCTTGGAGCAGCACCGGTTGGTAGTCTGAGTAATCGTTTCACAGTCTATAAGGACCCTTACTTCCCACGCAATAAGATTCTTATTGGTTATAAGGGTGGTAGCTACCTTGAGACTGGTTATGTATATGCTCCGTATGTACCACTAATCGTCACTCCTACAATCTTCGCACCGGAAGACTTCACACCCCGCAAGGGCGTGATGACTCGATACGGTAAAAAGATGGTTCGCGCTGACTTTTACGGTACAGTTACTTGTATGGATATGGATATAATTTAATCCTAAAAGATAACAGATATCTAAGAGGCACCTTTCGAGGTGCCTCTTTTTTTGTTTTTGAGAAGTAAAAAATATGTAATATGCAATGATAAAATAACATAAACTATATTTTTAAAATTTTAAATTATGTTAGTATTTTTTTTAATTAAATGTAGTCATAGCATTAGCAGTCTAATAATTAATAATGTTTTGGAGATTTGCACATGTGCATTCTTTGCTTAAGAAACATATAATAAAGTATATAAATACTAGGGGAAACAATGCCAAAAACAGAAATAAATGATGCCTTAGGCATTGTTGGGACAAAGGGCACAGGGCTTGTTATAAATGGAGGCTCTGTAACTGCTTCAGCACTTGATCTCGACCAAACAATGCTTACCACAGATTTGAAAGATATATCTACTGCAAGTGAAACATTTATAGTTTCACCACATGCTGGAACACTTACAACTGTATACTCAATAATAGATGGCGCGATTTCTGGTGGAGATGCAGTATTGACTATTAAAGTTGGAGGATCATCAGTTGGAACAATCACTATAGCAAACTCTGGCTCTGCAGCAAAAGATGTTGATTCTGCTACAGGTCTTACAACAGCTGTTTCAGCAGGTCAAGCTATTGAAATTGAGACAGACGGTGGCTCAACAAATACAGTAAAAGCTAACCTAACAATAGTAATTGAAAGATAGGAGACAAAAAATGCCAAAAGTAAATATTACAGATAAAAAAGGGTTTGAAGAGACATATGGAAAAGGTTTCTTTAGAAACAACGTTGAAATATCAGCTACAGCAACAGAGCTAAATCAGTATTTTATAACAGGCAAGATAGTAGCAATAAGCTCAACTAGCAATCATGTATATATTCCAATACCTGTAGACGGAACGCTTGTAGCAGTATACTCATCAGTTAGTGCAGACCCTGGTGCAGAAAATTTACTTCGTGTACATGATGGATCCGGTAGCTCTCTTGGAGATATAACAATTGAAAATGGTAGTACCGCAGGAAGTGTAGATTCACTTACAAGTCTATCAGAAGCAGTATCATCCGGCGGCTATATAAGAGTTATTTCAAACGGCGGGGCTTCAAGTACTGTTGATGCTTACGTTACCCTAGTAATTGAAAGATAGGAGACAAAAAATGCCAAAAATAGATATTATTGCTACAAATAAAACAGGTGCCGCTATGACACGCGGCACAGGACTGTATAGAAGTGGAACAAAGATAACTGCATCAGGATCAGAGCTCAATGAGATCTATCTTAATGCAGAAATTTTAGACATTAGTGGAGCAAACTCAGCTCATGTTGTTTGTCCATCTGGAGGAGTTTTAACACGTGTATATGCTGTGCTTAGAGATGGCACACCTGGAGCAGCTACAGAGTTAACTGTCACAGTTGCAGGTGGAAGTACACTTGCAACTCTGGCACTAGCTTCTGGCGCCACATCAGGTACAGTTGCATCTGATGCAACACTTACACAATCAATTTCAGCTGGGCAAGATATATCAATTACTTCAGACGGCGGTGCTTCTTCAGCAAGACCAGTCAAAGTAACTTTTGTAGTTAGTAGAAAATAAAAGATTTAGTATAATACATTATGCAAAAAAGGAGATAGAGAAATGCCAAGAAGAAGACCTATTTTAAGATATCTATCAAAAAAGAAAGAAGAGGCTAACGCAAAAAAGAAAGAAGAAGCTAAGGCAAGAAAGAAAGAAGCAGTCAAAGCAAAGAATGACATTACAGTAAAATCTGCTAAAGTGATACAAGCAGCTGTAGTAAATAGTAATACATTACATGAAGAATCTATGTCTGTAGAGGAAGCTATTATAGATCCTAAAGTCAATAATCCTGAAGTTGTAGAAGTTTTATCTGAAAAAACACCTACGAGACAAAGAATAAGATCTACAAAGAGAACAACAGTTAAAAATCCAGCTACTTCTTCTAAAAAGACAACAGTTAAAAAGACAACAGTTAAAAATCCAGCTACTTCTTCTAAAAAGACAACAGTTAAAAAGACAAATACTGATAGTTAAAAAATTATTTTTTATCTTACATAATTAAGATATCTTATTTATATTCCGCCTGCTGTACTTCAAGTAAAAAGCAGGCGGAATCTTTTTGCAATGTTGTAAGCTAGTGAATACTTAAATCTGGGAGTAAAAAGTGCCAAAATTTTCTGACATAACAAATCCTACACCTTTTGGCTTCTATGATAGCGAGACTACATTTCAAACAGAAGCTGATTCTGCTGTAACATTTGTAAAAAGGAAGTTAGGCGATGATGTACTTAGTGTTGAGCTTACAAAAAAGCAAATTTTTGCAACACTTGAAGAAGCAACTCTTGAATTTAGCTCAATACTCAATACATACCAAGCAAAATCTCAAATAGTTAACTTTTTAGGAATGCCAACTACTGGGTCTACTGGTGAAATGTCTGGGTCTGAAGGGAAGTATCCTAGAGAAAATCTTGATTATCTTACAAGATTTGCAGAACCCTATGCAGCAGAAGCTGGTGCGGGTGGATCTTATAACATGCTATCTGGCTCAATATCACTTAAAGCAGGACAACAAGACTATAATATATACAATACACTTTCTGCATCTGATGGTAGCCTAATATATTCATCAAGTTTAAATACAAAAAATAGTAAGATGCAAATTTCAGAAGTATTTCACTTCTCGCCCCAAGCAGCCTATAGATTTTTTGACACTACAAGCGCAATTAACTATCTCAATAATGAATTCTCATTTGAGTCTTTTACACCTGAGACAATATTCTATGTTCTTCCAGTCTTTGAAGATATACTTCGAGCTGGACAGCTTGATTTGTCAAATAGAGTAAGAAGATCAAATTATTCGTATAAAGTTATTGGAGGAGATATAAGAATTTATCCAATACCTACAGGAAATCCAACAAATCCTGAAAAAATATGGGTAAGGGTTAAATTCGCATCAGACCCTCTAAATCCTTCATACGGTGATGGAACTGTTAAGGGTGTATCTAATTTATCAAATCTTCCATTTGGAAATTTGGAATATTCAAATATTAATAGTATTGGTAGACAGTGGATAAGACAATATACATTAGCATTATGCAAAGAGTTGCTAGGTCAAGTTAGGTCTAAATTTACAAATGTTCCTGTTCCTGGTGCAGATTTACAGCTTAACGGAAAAGAGCTTGTTACACAGGGCCGTGAAGATCAAAAAGATTTAAAAACACAAATTAAAGAGATGCTAGAGACCATGACGTATGACAAGCTTATGGAGCTTGCAGCAACCCGTGCAGACTTTATTAATAAACAGTTAAGGTTTATACCCATGCCAAACGGTATGGCTATTTTAATGGGGTGATTTATGGCTAGACTATTTATAACAGAAAGAGAGATTAATTTTATTAACGATCTTGCAAAGGAAATAGTAAAAGATGTCATAGGACAAGTTATTTACTACTTCCCAATATCTGTTGCAAAATCACGTGTTCATGAGATATATGAAGAATCTCCTGAGAAAATTTTTGATAATCCTATAGAGATTGATGCACTGGTAAAATATACACCACAAGAGATAAGAGCAAATAAGTTTGGAAGTGAAGAGTATTATAGCATAGAAGCATATGTTCAACAGAGAGATTTGCTTGATAAGGGGATAGAGATCCTTGAGGGTGATTTCTTTAGCTATGGTGAAACTTTTTTTGAAGTTGTTACAGTTCCTGATTCAAACATTATATATGGAGAGGTTGAGCACAAGGGTTTTGTAACAATAACCGGTAAGCAAGCAAGAAAAGGCCAGTTTTTGTCAAGAGTATTTGGGCCTACTGATGAGGGATACTCTGATAAAGATGCAGTTCAGGATAATTTTTATCAACAGCGGGGATCTTCTCAAAATAAAAAAGGTGCTACTGGTGACGTCAGAGAGCTTCAGAAGAGGGGGGTCCTAGATAAACCATTGACTGGCCCCAAGAAGGTAACCAAAGCTGCAGGGGGCAGCGCAGGATCATCATTCTATGATGATGAATGAGGTAGGTTTTGAGTAGTGAAATTAACGATAGAGATAGTTTGCCAATACCTGAAGATTTTTCGCTTCCTGCGTCCAATATTGAAGAAATAGATAGAGCTCTTTTTGATCTATTTGATAGTACACTACCATTACAAATAAAAATAAAGGATCAGGCGACAAAAGTTCCTGTTGTTTTTTCAACAGGGGAAAGATTTGCTCTAACAAGAAGAAACTCTCCGATAAGAGATGTTAATAATGCAATAATACTACCCATAATATCAATCTATAGAAAAAGTATTGATCTGTCTCCTAATCAAAGCGGATATGGAACACCAATAGCACCAAGAGATCAAGAGTTATACACAGTTAGAAAAAGATTATCAAAAAAAGATAGGGATTATCAAAAACTAATAAATAGATCAGGTATCCTTAATCAGGAAAATGTTTCCAGCGGAAGAAATTTTGATAAAAAGGATATATTTCCTGGAAATATAGCAAAACCAGGTACGCTAGCCACAAGGCGAAATGGAAAAAATTTATCATTAATTGACGGTAATACTAATACAGGACTAGGTAATGAGCTTACTGATAATATATTTGAAGTCATAACTTCTCAGTATCCAACATTCATGCTAGTCTCTTATGAGGTTATGTTTTGGACACAGTATGTTCAACATATGAATCAGCTTTTAGAAGTAATGATAACAAGATTTTCCGGTCAGGATACTGGATTTGCAATAAGCTCACGCTCAGGTCATGACTATGTTGCATTTGTAAAATCTCCACTAACAACTGGTGATAATTTTAATGATTTTTCAAATGATGAAAGAATTATAAAATATAGCTTTCAAGTTGATATTCCTGGCTATCTTTTTGCAACAACACATCAAGGACTACCTCACCCGTTTAGAAAATATGAAACTGCACCTCAGATTGAATTTGGGTATAAGGACATAAAAGGCGATATTGTTTCAATAAATAAAAACCCAGAAGATGTCATTAATCAAAATAAATTTATATTATCAGAAGTTGAAGAAAGTAGCAAGCTTAGAAGAGGCCAGGGTTCAGAAAGTGTTGTTGAAACTATTGAAAATCCATTTACAGGTGAGAAAGGAAGAAAGTTATCCAAGGTAAGGATTAGAAATGAAAGGGCTGGTGAATCAGTTGCAAGTGTTAGAATTACAAAAGATCTTCAAACAACCTTAGATTCACCTTCATCTGAATAAGATTTTTGACTTTTTAGGTGATAGTTATACCTGTATAGAGTTGTACAGGAGATTCTTTAATGGCTGAACAGACATTTAAATCCCCGGGGTTTTTCGAAAGAGAAATTGATCTGTCTCAAACAGTAAGCACAGTCTCAGGTGTTCCAGCAGGAATTGCAGGAACATCAGAGATGGGACCAGCTTTTGTTCCGGTAACAGTGGGCTCATTTACAGATTTTGAAAATAGATTTGGAACACTTGACCCAGATAGATTTGGACCATATGCTGTAAATGAGTTTTTAAAGCACAGGACTGCTGTGACATATGTCAGAGTCCTTGGCGGCGGCGCAAATATAGTAACTACAGATTTTAATAATACAAAGGCTGCAGGTATTGTTAAGGGAGCTGGATTTGTTTTATCTAGTTCAGTAGCATCTACAGGCCCTGACTATGACAATGGTAGAAAACCAGGGTGCGTCCAGTTCATTGCAGCAAGACACTTTGTATCATCATCATTTGAATCAGTTGGCTATCCGTCACTATCTGATAATGATTCAATGAATCTTACAGATAATATGTGCAATATGCTAAGAGCTGTTCTCTTTACTACAACAGGTAGTAGGTTTGAGATCTGCGATTTTTCTTCTGCATCTTACTCTCAAGCATACTTAACGATGGATGATACTGCTATTCCTGGAATGAGCAGCGGTCACTTTAAACTCTTCTTATCATCTTCTGCTGGATCAAACTTTGGAACAACAGACGGATTTGCAGGCATAAAGGCATTTACAGCTTCTCTCAATCCAGAGGATCCAGAGTATATTGGCAATATTTTAAATACAGATCCCCTTCAGTTTCAGACACAGCAGCACTTACTTTACGCACATTTTCCAATTGAAAATGAGATAGCAACTGTTGACAGGAGCTTCCTTACTGCTTCTATTTCATTGGTATCTGGCTCGTCAAAGGGTTCAGCAGTAAGCGGGCTAGGGACAGGTGTTACTTTTAATACAGCTTTTGGAAGATTTGACACAAGGTTTAAAACGCCAAGTACAACAATGTTTATATCTCAGCCGTTTGGTAGTAAAGAATATGATCTCTTTAGGGTTGAGAGTATATCTGACGGTGAATTTGCAAATACAAAATTTAAGATATCGATTAGAGATATAAAGAAACCTATAAGCCCAGGAGTTGATCCATACGGAACTTTCACACTTGAGGTTAGAGAGTTCTCTGATACTGATACAGCTACTAGTGTTCTTGAAAGATATCCGCAGTGTACACTAAACCCAAGATCAACAGATTATATTGGAAAGCGTATTGGTGATTATAAAGCAGTCTATAATTTCGATGCTGATCTCGAAAGCGAAAGAAAGGTTATCGTTTCAGGAAAGTATCCTAATTTATCAAGAAGGGTTAGAATAGTAACTACAGAAGAGCTTGACAAGGGTAATGTTCCAAACGATGCAATTATATTCGGATTTAGGGGTATTAAAACTCTTAAGACTAATGATGGACTAACTGAAGATAGTTCTCAGCTATATGGTGCTCTTGTTCCAACAAATCCCGCCAGCTGTTCACTCAGACTAGGTTTTGTACAGACACGCAGCGGTGGAGACAGAATCGACGCCAGAACATCTATTACAGGAATGACAGGGTCTATCGTTCCTCCTGTTCCGATGAGATTTAAAATTACTAGAAATGCACTAAACAAGAGTCCATCATTTACTGGTGAGCATGGTGAGCTTGAACTTGTTGATTCTCGATATTATTGGGGTACAAAATTTACAAAGATAGAACCTAGCGGCTCATCATTCTCAGATGCAGTGTTTAGATCTAACGAAGGGTCTTCACAAAACAAGATAATTGAGAACTTCTCAAAATTTATTGGAATAGAAAAGCTTGATACCCTAGTTACTGGATCAGGAGCTGACAAATTTAATAATAACAAGTTTACACTTGCAAGGGTTTGTCTATATAACTCAACTGGGTCATATAAAAATAATCTTGATAGGTCAATACCCCAGGTTATAACAGGATCTGCAAGGGAGCATATGCTAGATGCTGCTTATATTAGAAACGGAAGGGTTGATCCTGATATATACACAGTAGCTGATGGACTGAAAAATAGATTGACTTTTGCATCTCTAGCATCATTAACATCATCAGTTTACTTTAATAAATTCTCAGATTATACAAAGTTTACAACATTCTTATACGGAGGTTTTGACGGTCTTAACATTCTTGATAAAAACATGTATCTTATGAATGATAAGGCAAGCTCATCAGATACTGGAGGATATGCAACTAGTACAGATCTAGATATAGGGTTAAGCACAACAGCTAATAATTTCGGATCAGGTGACTCATGTTCAATTGTAAATTCATATAAGTCAGCGGCAAGAGTTCTTACTAATGAAATAAGTTCTAGAGCAAATATAATCATTGTTCCTGGAATAAGAGATACTTCTTTGACAAAGTATATTCTTGGCCGCTTAAAAGCATATGGAAAAGCATTTTATATTATGGATATACCTTCATATGATGCAGATCAGAAAAGATTGTTTGATGGCGACACAGAAAGCCCAAATGTTGATAAAACTGCACAAATTTTTGCAGGAAGATCGATTGATAATAACTATTCAGCAGTATATTTCCCAAATGTTAGAATACAAGATGATATAAACAATAGGCCTGTACCAGTTCCATCTTCAATTGCTGCACTTGGAGCACTTGCATATAGTGATTCAATTAGTTATCCCTGGTTTGCTCCTGCAGGATTCAACAGAGGATCACTTACCTTTGTAACAAATACAGACGTAAGACTAAATCAGGAAGACAGGGATACACTGTATGATCAAAGAGTCAATCCGATAGCATCATTTCCAAATGCTGGATTTGTAATATTTGGGCAGAAAACACTGCAGATTGCAAAAAGCTCACTAGATAGAGTCAATGTTAGAAGAATGCTTCTAGAAGTTAGAAGGCTTGTTGGACAGGTTGCAAAGAGAATAGTTTTTGAACAAAATACACCTGCAACCAGAGCAAGATTTGTATCTGAAGTTACACCTCTTCTTGCTAATGTTCAATCACAGCAAGGGATTGATCAATTTAAGGTTATAATGGATTCAACTAATAATTCAACAGAGGATATTGTAAACAATATTCTAAACGGTAGGATAGTAATAGTTCCGACACGCGCTGTTGAGTTTATAGCAATTGATTTTATTATAACAAATTCAGGTGTAGATTTTGCTTAGCCAATATTTAACCTAGTAACGGAGTTCATTAAATGTCAGAAAGAGTTTACAAAAGCGCGGGTGTTTTTGCAACAGAAACAGATTTATCACAGCCCACGAGACAAGGTCCCGTTGGTACACCTGCAGGTGTGATTGGTACAGCTAACTATGGCCCGGCTTTTGTTCCTGTGACCATTGGAAGCTATGGAGATTTTGCAGAGATATTTGGCCCTACTGATGGTGAAAAATTTGGCCCTCTTGCAGTTTATACATTTTTACAACAAGCCCAAGCACTAACGTATCTTAGGGTACTTGGTGTAGGTGATGGTCTAAGAAGAAGTACAGGTACTGGAAAAGTAACAAATGCTGGGTTTGCAGTTGGAGCGCAACAGGTTCAAGGAAATGGTGTTGTTGGGCTGAATACAAAGGCAGTGTGGATGGGAGATCTTGGAAGAACTTATTTCCTGGGATGCTTTATGTCTCAATCACTGGGTAGTACAGTATTTAGTGATGCTGGAATTCAACCTTCTACACAGAATGGCGCAGCTGCTGGAACAGCTGCAATTGTATTTACAGACGCTGTAACTGCTGCACAAACAATATCACTTACAGATGCTAACGGGCATGAAGTAACATATACTGCAAGATCAACACCAAATGTGCTTCTGCCAGAATTTGACTGTGACCTCGGATCAGTTGCATTGACAACCGCAGCTCTAAAGGCTGTTATTGATAGTGCCCGCGGGCATAACGGCTCAATTATAACAGTCATCTCAACAGCATCTGTGACTGATGATACTATGACGTTTACACAGAGAGATGTAGGCTCAACAGGAAATACTTCCATCGTAGAGAATTTTTCAAATTGCACCATCAGCTCACAATTCTCAGGAGGAAAGACATCGGATGGCAAGGCTATCCCTATGGTAAGGGGGATCATCCTCGCTGCTTCAGGAGTTATTCCTCAGATATCGGGAACATATCATCCATCAGGTCAGCCTTCAAATACAGTTCCTGCAACAGCAGGTGCAGCAACTCTTAAAGGTGGAATGACAGGATCAGTTAATGTTCAGGATGAATCGTTTGTCTTGCTTTTAAACGGTCATATTAATACAGATAGTAATCCAAATGTAATTTCTGCTTCTTTCAATGCAAGTTCAAATGCATATTTTGCAAATCAGTTAAATAGGGATCCACAGCTTCTTGAGCAAAAGGGTCATGTTCTATACTCATGGTATAATATAAATAATGCTTTTGCAGTTGTTACTGGAAGCGGAATAACATCAGCAGGTAGACAACACACAGATTCGCTAGGCAGAACTTTAGAAGATGTTGGATTTATAACAACTGGATCTCAAGCGCGAGATACATATGTTGCAAATACATCTCCAAATTACGAATCTTTTGAGGATAGATTTGCAACAGCTAAGACTCCGTTTTTCGTCTCACAGGACTTTGGTGGATCTAGATACAATCTATTTAGAATACATGCAGTAAGTGATGGTGAGAGGGCAAATAAAAGATATAAAATTACAATAAGAAATATAAATCCAGCTGCTTCAAATGCAAGTGACAAATATGGATCATTCGATCTAATAGTCAGAGATTTTTTTGATAGAGACGGTGAAACAATTGAGTATGAGCAATGGCTCGGTCTAAGTCTCGATCCATCTAGTGATAAATACATAGCAAGAGTCATAGGCGATAAATATATGTATTTTGACTTTGATCAATCTCTAAACAGTCAGAAGCTGGTTGTAAAGGGAGATCATACAGGAAATTCTGCTAGAATTAGAGTTGAAATTTCAACAGATGTTCAACAGGCAAATGTTCCAGACAATGGACTGCCAATGGGCTTTAGGGGAGTAGATCATCTAGTTACATCTGGAAGTGGTCCTGTTGCTAGTCTAGGAGACAATTCTGTAGGTTTCACACTTACCGGATCGATTCCTATAAAAGCAGCTCAAGAATTACCTGTAAGATACAGAAATGATGTCAAAGAACCCGCAAGTGAAGTTCCCGGTTCAAGTATAGAGCCAGATAGCTCACTTTGCTGGGGAGTTCAATTTGCGTATCTAGTAAAAGATCAAATGATATCAACAGCATTCGGAAGCAAGCTTAGAAGCTTAAATGATGCAAATGCTAAATTTGATAGTTCTATTGCAACAAGAACAAGCTTTCTACCTCAATTTTCGCCTGGGCAGTTTAACTTCTCAATTGGAAATAATCCTGGGCAGTCAAGTGTTAATGGAACAATTTTAGACTGTGATTCATTCCATAATAATTTATTTGCACTTGAAAAAATTAGAATTAGAACAGGATCAGACGGCTATGCAGATCCAGAGCATTGGGCCTCCGCCTCTTTTATTAGAAAGGGTGCAATTTCTGCAGACCATACAAATAAAACACGTGCACTTAAAGTAACAGACTTTAGAGCACATAGTGCAAATAGAACATATTCAAAGTACACTGTATTTATGCAAGGCGGATTTGATGGAACAAATATATTTAATAAAGATCAATATAATTTAACAACATCAGCAGCAAAGAGAGAAATCGATGATAGCACAAATCAAGGCGGAGTAAAAGGAAATACAGTTGCATCATTTAGAAAAGCAATTGATATAATGGGTGTTAAGGCCGACGTCGATATAAACTTATTAGCAATTCCTGGAATTAGAAGTACTGCTGTTAGTGATTATGCAATAGATGCAATTGAAAGTAGATTTGATGCATTTTATATTATGGATATAGAACAAAGAGACGGCTTTAATACTATAATATCTGCGTCCAAAGATGCTGATCTTAATCCAATAGTACCTCATGTTAAAAATACAGTTACAGACTTTGCCAGTAGAGGTCTAAATAGCTCATTTGCAGCAGCTTATTTTCCAGATATAGTAATTCAAGATCCAACTGCGGGAAGCAGTATAATTGCACCACCCAGTGTTGCAGTACTAGGATCATTTGCTACAAATGATTCAGTCGCACCTTGGTTTGCTCCTGCAGGATTCACAAGAGGGATAGTTAGCTCACTTGTTGAAAACACAACTGTTAATTTCAATAGAGATAATCTTGATACTATATACTCTGAAAGGATTAATCCAGTTGTAAAGTTTGAAGGAAGAAAACCAGTAATATGGGGACAGAAAACACTTCTTGCAAATGCATCTGCACTAGATAGAATAAATGTAAGAAGACTTCTAATTAATGTTAGAAGAAAAGTAAGAGCAGTTGCAAATTCAATTCTATTTGAACCGAATAGACAGGAGACATTAGATAAGTTTAACTCTCTTGTAAAGCCAATACTGTCTGATATCCAGAAAGGAAGCGGAATAGATAGGTACAAGGTTATAATAGATACAACAACAACGACACAGTCTGATGTTGAAAACAATACAATAAGAGGCAAGATATTCTTACAGCCTACGAGAACTGCAGAGTTTGTTGCACTAGACTTTACAGTAACAAATGCAGGAAATTTTGATAGTATCTAAATTAAAAGATATTTATAGATATAATTTTAAGGAATTAGGAGAAAACTAAAATGGCAGAGACACTTTCAGTCAGCGATATGCTTCCAAATAAATTTGAGCCAAAGAGACAGTTTAGATGGGTTTTTGCCATTGAAGGTGTTGACTCATTTTTAATGAAGACTGCAGCTAGACCTCAAATGCAATTCCAAGAGCTTGCTATACCGTTTATAAACGCATATAGATATATTGCAGGAAGAATGCAATTTCAAACAATGAGTATATCATTATATGATCCCATCGCACCATCAGGGGCACAGCAGGTTATGGAGTGGATAAGAACTCATTACGAGTCTGTATCTGGAAGAGCAGGATATGCTGATTTTTACAAAAGAGATCTACAGATTAAACTTTTAGATCCAATTGGTACAGTTGTTGAACTTTGGGATATTAAAGGCGCAATGATTCAGTCTGCAAATTTTCAAACTCTCACATATGAAAATGACAATGCGCCAGTCACAATAGATGTAACAATTAGATACGACAACTGCGTATTACAATATTGATAAAATATATTTACACATTCTTCACAATGTTGTAATTTTACGTGAGGAACTAAAATTTGGAAAATTTAGTAAATACCCAGGATATAGTTAAAGATAAGTTTAACTGGGAGGTTCCAGTAGAAACTGTACCTCTTCCTTCTGAGGGTATTGTATATAGAAAAGATTCTGCCCTTTACGGAAAAAAGTTAATCGATATTAGGGCAATGACTGCTCAGGAAGAGGATATTTTATCTTCACCTGCACTTATAAAGCACGGTACAGTTATAACTTCACTACTTAGATCATGTTTGATTGACAAGTCTATAGAAGTTGAAGATATGTTAATCGGAGATAGAAATGCTTTAATGGTTTCAATAAGAATTACAGGATATGGATCTGAATATGGTGCTAGTACAAACTGCCCACAGTGTTCAGGGCAGAGTAATCAATCATTTAATCTTGGTAGTCTTGAAATAAAGCGGCTAAAAATAGCGCCTGTTAGAAAAGGTGAGAATATTTTTGAATTTAAGCTTCCTATAACGGGAAAGGTTGTTAATTTTAGATTTTTATCTGGAAGAGATGAAGTTGAAAGAAACGTCATGCTCGAAAGAATGAGAAAATTAACAAATGGCCAGGGAGTAGAAAGAGGTATAACATCAAGATTGGAATATCAAATAGTATCAATTGATGACATAGAAGATAGAAATGCAATAATACAATTTATAAGTAAGATGCCTGCACAAGATTCCAGAATTCTTAGAAATTTTATAGCAGATAGTGAACCTGGAATAGATATGAATTGCGAAATGAACTGTCCACACTGTTCATATGCAGGGAGGGTGGCGCTTCCAATAGGCGCCAACTTTTTTTGGCCCAACTAGAAATATAAAAGAAAGTTTTCTAGAACAAGCGTTTATATTGCAATATCACATGGGAATGAAATATTCCGATCTTCGATGCATGCCAATTAGATACAGATTCTGGTTTGTTGAAAGGCTTGCAAAGGAAATAGAGCAAAAAGCTGAAACACTTAAGAAGCAACAAGACGGCAGCAGGGGTCTTAGAGATATACCCATGGGAGAGATGAATAGTATGATGGATCAGATTGAAAATTCATCACAACCATCAAAAAGATCATCAAATAGTAATTCACCGAGAAAATTTAATAATAGATAATTAGTATTGCGAATAATTAATAATATCGAGAGTATTAAATGTCATCACAAGAAGAATTACTAAGAGACGTCATTACTTCATTAAATCAGACTTCTCAGGCATTGAGAACAAGTGCACGCGCACAGCTTGAAGCTACAGCAGCACAGCTATCTGCTACTGACCCCACAAGAGCTGCAAACTTAGAATCAGCAGCGAGAAGCCTAGCATCGTCAGCTGGCTCAACAAGTGCATCAGCAGCAAGAGTTGAAACCACAGCTGGGAATGTAGTTGCATCAAGTGGTATAGTTAATGCTTTTCTAGGAAATGCTAATGATCTTCTTGGGGGAATAAATGAGCAACTAGGTAAATTTGAATCTAGATTTGTTAGAGGCGACTTACTTGCTGATATGAATAAAATTCAGACACGTTTTGGCGGAATAGCAGGAGATAATGCTCGAAACTTTAGATCTGGGATTACTTTTGGATCTCAGTATGCAAATATGCTTATCAATTTTGATAGGCAGATAAGAGGTGCGAAAAGTAGTGTAAGTAGCTTAGGAATGAGT